ATTATGTTGGAAAGGGATGTCTAACGCGAGTTGTCCCAGATCTGTGGTATACTGTTTGTTCTTGAACTGAAAGTCAACGGCACTATCTTCTGCCCATTGTTCTCTCAAGTTTTCAAATTTATCACGAAGAGTTTCAAAATTCATAGAGGTTGAAGATTTTTATCACGAATGAAGAACTGTTGGAATTTAAATGTCACCTCTGCAGTGAGGTAATCTACATCAGTTATTGTAGCATCGAACTGAAGGTTTGTCAGTGACACAGGGAACAAGTTCTGGTAGTCTACAATAAATGCTGGATTATATGCGCTTGTGACAATGTGCAACTGTCCACCTGTATAGATATCATTTTCTGGAGTAGTACGTGACATTTGATCAGCATTACCTACGTCACGCATCCACGAGTGAATGCTATAATAATTTTTAAGATCTTCGTCAACAATAAAACGCACAGAAAAATCCCCGAACGTTACTCCACCACCAGGATAGACAGGCAAGTTTCTAAATGGACTTGCTACTTCCGTAGTTGGCATTGAAACGTCGGGGATATTTGCTGCTTGACAAAAGAAATCTACTCCTTCAAACTTTTCCAGTTTAAGGAGATAACCAATTGGGTTTAGGAAGTTCCTATTACTAGGTTGTTCCTTATACCATTCAGCAGACATGTCAACTTCCCAAGCTACCTAGTATTTATGGGTTGTCTGGATCAAGACCTAACTCAATAAGATACTCTCTCCACCACGTTTGCCTTTCTTTCTTCCATTGTGGTACAGATCTTCCTTGTTCCGAATACCATTCATATAGAGCTTCATCAATCTTTTCTGCAATTTCCAATTGCCTAATCCTCTTCTGTAGAATGTCCATTCGCATTAATGATCTCTTCCAGTTGTTTCCGAATATCAGCTGAACGATTTTTCTCACGCTCAGAATGCTTATACCCATATTTACCATGAAAGATAGCGTGACCTTGACAAATCATTGTCATACCAAATCCAAATAGGAGAACAACTCCTATCCAGTCTATAATGTGATGTTCAACCATGGCAATACAGGGGGTATCACTCCAATAAGTCGAAGCAGACCCTCAGCAAAAAGTGCAAGAACAACCCACCCAACACACATAGAGATAATTGAAGCATTACGATTGTGCTTTCGTATGGCAGCATCAATCATCTCCTGTACTTCTTCTTTTGTTATCGATGGTTCGATCTTCGTTGTGCCAAAAATCTTCCCAATCTTTTGCTGAATTTGTGACATCTTCCCACTCTGGTTCGTATAAAGGACAAGGTTCTTCCATCAAAGTATCATTCTTCATTTTGATAATTTCTTCATAAAGTTTATCTAGATCCATTCGTCATCCTCCTCTTCATCGTCCCATACTTCGTATGGTCCATGTTGCATACGCTTTAGTTTGTCAGTCTCTGCTTTGAAGGCAGAAGTCTCTGCTAACCACAACGCAAGTTTCATTACAATGAACACCGCTGCTAACGGAGATAGACATAGTAGTAAAACTAGAGATGAGTTCATGATGAATACTCTTGGAGAATTTCCAGAACTTTGTTTAAAGAGTGATGTGCTCCGTCTAACCAGTCTTCACTGGAACCATCGTACATACCCTCATAGATCTGGTTCTTCAGTCTAAGCACTCTAGCTTCAATGTCAACCTTTTGCATTCTTCCTCTAGGCATAGAGTTTACCGCAAGATGTAATACTATTTAAGCATAAAAAAAGGGGACCCGAAGGTCCCCTGTGTTGATATCGTGACCGTTATCACATGAGGTTCGCAACACGAACTCTTCTGTAATACTGGTTGACATTGTGGGTAAGTGCCTCAGCATCAGGAGTTCCAGAGTTAAGAACGAATGGGTTCGCAACCATGCCGTAGCGGGTCTTGAAGCCAATCTTAGGCTGGAAGGTCTCAGGATCGATGCTTCTGAGCATCTGGAGGGGAACATATGGGCAGTAGAATAGACCTGCGTCATATGGTGAAGAACCCTTATAACCAACAACATAGTAGTGGTTGTTGGAAACGTTAGCGGAATAAGGATCAACGTAGACCTTGATTCTGCCGTTCATGGTTCCGACTAGGAGGTTGCCAGTGTCATCAACTTCACCGATGGAAGGACCACCAGCGCCGCTTAGACCTGAGGAATAGTCGAGGGTGCCAGACATAGCGAGTGCAGAAGCAACGTCAGCAGAAGTGATGATGAAGTTGCCCTTTCCTCTACGAGTTTGCTGAGCGATAGCGTTAGCATCACGCTCGATCTGGAACATTAGACCCTTGAACTTCTCAACTGACCAACGTCCGTTTGAATCAACGTCGAGGTCGAAGATACCAGCGTTAGCAACGTTGTTCTGAGCACCAGGCTTAGCAACGGTGTAAACGGTTCTTACAACTTCGCGGTTGATTTCAGCAAGGATCTCGCTGGAAAGAAGGTTAGCGAGTTCCTGCTCAGCATCAAGACCATGGATTGCCTTGAGGTCTTGTGCTAGTTCTAGAGTATACTCAGCTCTGAGTGCTCTGGTCTTAGCGGTGACCGCAGTCTTCTCGATGCTGAAATCCATTTCGTTGAATAGATTACCAGCGCCCGAACCTAGGGTCTCAGCGTTTTCTCTGGGGATATTGCCTGCTTGACGCTCATAGGTTCCACTATCATTGAGGAGACCAGGGTTAGCATCAGTAGTGCCGCCATCGCCAAGAGGAGCGACGGGATCGTTGTAAGCAGCAGGACCCTGCTGGTTACCAGAGAAGTTAGCGTCGGGCTCGTTGTAGAGTGCCTCAGCACCGCTTCTGTTGTTGTAGTGCGACTTCATCGCAAAGATTAGTCCAGTAGGACCGCTCATTGGTTGAACACCGCAGATGTCGTATGCTACGAGGTTAGGAGCAGCACGACGGATTAGGGAGATCATTACAGGATCGAAACCTGCAAGTCCACCAGTCTTGGTGTCAAGACCCGAACCGCCAAGTGCATTACCACCAGTTGCGCTGATAGCGCCAACGGTGCTTGCCTCGTTGATCATACCACGCTCTTCGCGTAGTTGTCTTTCTGTGTTTTCTAACAGAACAGCGGTAACAGCCTTTCTATAATTGTCCTTGATAGCGCCAGCGCCTTCATGACCTAGAACAGGTGACCACTTTTCTGTCAGAGCTTGTGCGTTAAACATTAGTTTGCTCCGATTGAAAAAATGGGGGGTTTATTATTTGGACCAGCGATCGAGTGCTTGGAGATATGCTGCGATAGCAGGTGATACCTCTTCGCCACCATCTACTGGGGTTTCATCAGCAACCTCTGCGGGGGCAGAAATTGATTCCTTGAAGTAGCTCTCCTTGATGGTCTTGACCTTCTTGGAGAATGCCTCTTCAGAAACAAACTCTAGACCCTCTGCGAGAGCTGCGAGTTTTTCTTTCTGAGTATCTGCAAGTCCTTCCGAAACAGTGTTCAGAATGTTGAGTTTAGCAGTCTCATTAAGACGATTTTGTAGTTTCACATTTGCCTTGACCTGTTCGTCTAGGCGCTCTTCCATCTCACGAATTGATTCAGCCATACCTTCAACCACATCGACCTTCTCGTCGGGGATTGCGATATAGTGCTCTTCAAAGAGACCCTTGAGACCTGCAATGAAGTCTTCGGTGATCTCATTTCTGATGCCACGGTCAATAGCAACTTGATTTTGCTCCATCCATTGACCGATAGCGTAGTTCACTGTGCCGTCTACTTCCTCGGAAAGCTCTGCCTTAGCAGCAGCTACTTGCTTATCGAGTTCAGCAGCAAAGTGCTCTACAAGTCTGTCATACTCTTCAGAGATTTTCGCTTTGACAGCAGCCTCAAAAATGGTCTTTGCTTTCTCAGCGAACTCTTCAGAGAGTTCTGTGCCTTCTACTAGAGCGGCAACATCAGCGGAAACATCGAGTTCTTCCATCGATGGTTTGATAGGATAAGTAACTGCGCTACCCATCTTAGTACCGTATGCAACTTCAGCACCAACGGTAGGACGTGCATCTGGAGAATCACCAGCACGCTGTTGAGGATCACCCGATACTTGGGAGATTGGTGCAGCGGCTTTAGCGCCAGGGTTCTCTTCACCGTCATCATCGTGCTCGTTAGGAGTTGTGGATGTACCACCTAGATCTGCAGCTGCAGATTGACCAGGAGCAACCGATGGTTGGACGGTTGGTGCAGGATCCTTGCCGCCAGCCTTTGCAGTCTGTGCGTCAGAAACCTGAGAGGGATCACTACCAGTGCCAGGAATAACATTTGCAGAAACGGTTGGCATAGGGTCGCCACCTTCTACAATCACCTTCTGCTCGGTAACGAACTCCTCAAACTTTTCGTTTAGCATGTCTGACATTTGAGTTTACCTCGTAATTTCCGTATAATTAATCTAAGTTTATTTATAAATCAGAGTTTTCCGAGGAAATGCTCAAATGCTTTGAGCGTTCTCTCTTCCAACTGGTAGCGCGATGCGCTTTCAATATAACGTTGGTATTTAGCAACTTCTTTCTCCTTCAGGAGACCGTTGTCCCATACCCACTCTTTGCCTTCCATGATGCCATTAACAAATGCATCAGGTGCGGAAGGATCTGCTACAATATCAGCAGCAGTGGTTAGCATAAAGTCGTCCGCAACAACGTTGCAGTCTTCTTTCTTTTGAATGCTTCCCATACCACGAGAGGAAACACCTAACTGAACACCTTCACCTAGAAGGTTTTTGGCAATGTTACCCATAGGAGTATCAAGAATTTGTGCCTTGCCAATGAAGTTATTACCTTCTGCTTGCAAAGAAACAATTCTATGAGACACTCTATCAAGATTGATGGTAGGACCATCGGGGTGACCGAGTTCACCTAGAGCACGCTTCGACTTCACATATTCCTCATTGTATCTCTCTACCTCGCGGTTGAGAACTTCAAAAGGATACATGCGACCATTACGGTTCTTTAGTTCCGATTGCAGAAACACTCCTTCGATGTAAAGAAGTTTCTTGCCGTCTTTCTCCTCAGTGAGAAGTCTAACGTCTTCAATCGTTTCCGTTATCAGTTTCATCGGTTACTTCCGTTTCTGTTTCTTGGGGTTCATCAAAGAATGTATTCGCTACAACCTTTTTGTAATCTGCCATAGCATCAGATGCCTTGGCAAATAACATGTCTTGGATTGCATCAATCGCAGCAGCGCGTTGGTTATCGGCAATTTGATTGACGATATCAACTTCTCCTTGGAATGAATTTACTTCAGTGTGTTCTGCCATAATAACAATTCAGTATAATTTATTTAGTAGATGCGGAAGGTGAGGGCATTTTCTTTGCTTTATCAACCTCTCTGTCCGCAGCAGAATCAGCAGCAAGTTCGTTTCTTTCCGCAGCATCGTCTGCTTGGATGTTCTGAATTTCAGGTGCCAATGCAGTATTTTGTTGCGTCATTGTATCCAGCATGTTCTGCTGAGCAGGATCAATAGCAAGACCAGAAGCAATGTCGCCCTTCATTTGCTTATCGATTTCTTTGATATCCTTGTCAGTCTGACCTAGGATCTCGCGGCGAACATAATCAACCGAGAAATATTTACCAACAAAAGGATCCATTTGAGTGACAGTCATCATTCTTTGGTTCATCATTTCAATCTTTTTCAGTTCATTGAAATGATTGTCAAAGAGATAGTCATACTGGATATGCTCCTTCATGTCATCCCAATCTTCAGGGGAGATTACTCCCTTGAGGATGAGTTGAGTTTTGAGCATGTCTTGGAACATCTCGCTAAATCGCTTACGGAGACGACCGATGAACTTCGTGAACTTAAGTTCGTCACGGAGGACTTCAGTGGTTTTACCGAGATTAAATCCTTTGTTATCGTCTGTGAGACGAGAGGGAGGAAGATTGAGAGAGTTGTAAAGCTTCTTCTTAAAGTATTCAACATCCTTGAGTTCGCCAAGGTTTTGACCACCAGGAAGAGTTGTGATTTCAGTTCCTCTACCACCTTCGCGGCGAGGGAGCCAGAAGTCTTCCAGCATACTCATATGCTTTTTGTCATCACGCATCTCGCCAGTGTTTGCGTCATACACTAGCTTGTTGCGATAGCGTGACATAACATCACGCAAATATTGTTCTGCTTTTACCTTAGGTAGATTACCTACATCAATGTAGAAAATTCTACGCTCGGGAGCACGGGACAATCTGTAGATAACAAGACTGTCTTCAATCATTCTGAGTTGGTTGAGTGACTTGATTGCCTTGTGTAGGAAACCCAAAGTCATTCTTTTGTTTAGATCTTGTAGACCTGAGGGGCAGAAGGTGATGCTATCAACTGCCATCTTCACACCTTGTGAAAGTGACATGTCACCAACTGGACCTAAGACACCACCCTTATAAAATCCTTTTGGATTATAAAGATAGTAGTCAACAAACGTTCCATATTCATACTCAAGCGCAGTGCCTTTAATTGCTGCACGAGCAAGAGAATCTTTTGGAGTATTGTCAATTTTTTGACGGACCTTCTTGATCTTCATCGGATCAATATAACGAAGTTCCATAATTCCTTTCTTGGGATTATCTAAATCGATAACCTTGTGGTAGAATAATCTACCATCGATATACCAAGTTCTAACAATCTCGTGTGCGCGATTGTCAAAATTCAACAGACGTTTGATATACTCAAACTCATTACGAATTTTGTTTTTGATACCAGCACCCATTGGTAGATTATCAAGATTGATCTCTACGGGAGTGTCGTGTGCATCGCTAACAATAAATTCATTCACCACCTCGTCAACAGCACTGTCCACCTCAGGGTGAATTGCCATATCACGGTAACGGCGGATCATCTCAAACTCATTACGAGCTTGATTGTCCGTATCTACATATGTTCCATAATACCCGCCTGCCGCTACGGCAATGGGTTCATCAGCAGAAGGAGGGACGGGGGATTGACCCCTCTGCCCCTCCTTTCTGTTAATCTGGAAGCCAAACAGTTGACTCATGATTAATCTACAATAGTTGAGCGTTCAACTATTTATCAGACTACGGGAGTGTCCGAAACTGAATCTCTGGTAGAAGCTGCGATAGTAGATCCACCATTACCCTTTGCAGCAGTAAAGTAAGAATACTGCCACTCAACTGTGAACTCTTCAATCTGATCATTGCTATCATAAGCAAGTTCGATTGGAGAAACGTTAGTTGGGAAACAATGGTGCAACTGATATGTTCTCAGTGCAGCACCAGTTGTAGTGTTGTCCTTCTCTAGTTGCGTGACAAACAAGTTTGCCATGTAACCTTCAGATTGACCATCAGGAAGGAAACGATCAGCGGTGTTAGCCTCGTGAGTGTTGATGCTATTTGCCCATGCTTCAAAGAGAGCACGGATCTTGAAGTCCTTATCGTTGAAGAAGGTTGCAGTCCAGGTATCGAAGGTTCTATCACCTGCGATCTTGACTGTTCTTCCTCTGAAAGGAACTTCGATAACACCTAGGTTAGAACCTGGGAGAGCAGCAGCCTTACACAGAATTGAAGAAAGTTCAGTCTGTGGGATTGCAATACCAGATCCTAGGTCATTAGCAGTGTTTGCTTCTGCGAGTGCAGCAGTAAACCCAGCGGGGAAATTGATATCGACATTGAACATATTGGGCTTCACGCCCTGTCCAATTACCGATAGAAACGAACTTACGTTTGAAGTTGCCATTTGTTTAGTACCTCGTTATGTTTTCTCTATTATTAATTATCTACCGATGACTTCACTGAATTCAACGCCAGTCTTAGTTGCGGTAACTGTAACTGTGACGTAGTTAATAGAGCGAGTTGGTTTTACAAAGATCTCAGCGACAAACTCGTTTCTGTCAATAACTTCAGGAGTGTTATTACTGTCGTCACAAACAACTAGGAAGTCGGTAACGCCTCTACGTGCTTGAACTTCAGCAAGATAACCAGATAGTGCAGCGTTGAATGCACCACGGGTGATCGTGTCGTTTTGTTCAAAGAGTACGCTTTCTGCAAGTCCTCTTGCTCTCTTCTCAATGTTGAGGAAGAGACGACGAACGTTGATACGATCGAATGCAGAAGGAGATGCTAGTGCAGTCTTATCTCCAAAGAGAACAGGACCAGCACCAGGGAAAGAAACGATTGGGTTAATTGCAGCAGTGTATAGATCATCACGCTGTGCTTTGTTGGGATTGAATGCCAACTTGACAGCGTTCTGAATACCACCACGGTTTAGACCTGCAGGGGAGAACCAATCATCAGAAATTCTCGATGTAGAAACACAGAGACCAGCAACGTCGCCGTTGCAACCAACATAACGGTACTTATCGTTGAAACGATCATAGACATACTTGACACCACTGTCTTTGATAACATAAGAGCTGGATCCAATTGTATCCATAAACTCTAGAGTGTTTGCAAGTTGCTGAGCGGGAGTTAGACCAGCACCACCAGAAGATGCTACTTGATCTCCAGTCCAAGGAGAAACGAATGCGATGCAGTCCTTTCTGCTGTTTGCAATTGCTGCAACTGCTGCTGCTTTTGCACGAGTATCGGTTTCGTTAGCAGCATCTCCACCCATTAGAACAAAGTCGATTTCTGTTTCTTCGGTGTCGAGGAATAGATCATATGCTGCTTGTACTTCACCAGAACTATATGCATAGTCATCAGCACCACCAGATAGAGCACCACCTGCGGTAGGTAGAATTCTTGCGAGTTCTAGTGGAGCAGCAGAAGTAGCACCGTAAGATGCTGCAGCAGCACCAGGATCTTCACCAGCAGTTGTAAACTCAGCAGAAGTTAGTCCAGATCCTGCATAAACATAACCAGAATACTCGTTAACATAATCCTTCCAATAGGTGCTAGCACCTTCAGGAGACTTAGCGTCAGATAGTTTGGAGAGATATGTTAGTCTCTCAACGATGGTATTTGTGCTCTCGTCAACAACTGCAACGTGAACTTCATCAAACGAGAGATAACGCTCGGATGCATAAGCAGAAGTGCCAGGACGAGGACCGATTGCCTTGTAAGTTAGACCTGTCGAAGCGATGGTCTGTGCATTCCAATCAGAATTGGAGAATGCAACAGCAGTATCACCAGCAGCAGGAGTAGGAGCAGCGGTTCCTTTGATAACTCTAACAACAGTTGTGCTTACAACTTCTACAACTTCATGTCCAACAGAAGCGTCATCTGTGTATGTACCACCAACCGATAGTCCATGAGCAGATGCGGTTGTGACAGTGTAATCAGCACCACGGTCTACGATAACAACGCGAAGATTGTTACCAGCAGCACCTGCATCTCTTGCAAGGAACTTCTCAGAAGTTGCGCCGCCATCAAAATCTTCTTTAGTTCCAACTAGAACACCAGCTCCAGATAGAGTGGCGTTTAGTACACCAGTGGCAGCACGAACAACTGCGAGTTGACCACCGTAACGGAGGAACTCAGATGCTACCAACCAGTCGCCAGCATTAGCATCGACTGGTGCTCCGAATGTGTCGATCAGTTCTCTTTCAGAACCAATGTTTGTAATTTTGCCTACGGGTCCCTTTGCAAACGAGGAAGCAATAGCGCCACGGATAGCACTAGTACCAACTAGGGTTGCATTGGAAAAATCACGTTCTCTAATAATAACACCAGGCGAGACTTGACTTGCCATGTAATTTTACCTCTTAGATATCAAATTTATCTAAAAGTATTTAGAAATTCCTCTTGTTCAAGGGGGGAAACAATGCACGAACACACTACCAGTCAGGATATTCCCATCTATCTAAAACCCTATCTGCCATTCTGCTAGCAACTACTCTTATGATTGTGCATTCTTTACATTCATATGAATAACCAGATGGAAGATCTCTCTTTGATTTTCTGGTCATGTAGAAATCTTCAATCAAACTTTTCTTCTTTCCACATGTTCTACATTGCCTCTCTTTGAAAAGAAGATGTTCCAGACTGAATTGATCCCCAATATCCATCAGTAGTTCCACATATAGCTAACTTCTTCTTGGGTGTTTCCATATTCCCACAAATTGCCATCTGCATCAACGAAGGTATCGTCGCCCATACCATCATCAATAAACCCAAAAGGAGCCATGTCTTGCTCAATCTGATTACGTTGCTCTTCATAGATCCTCCTTCTGATATCCTGATCAGTCATCTCCTTGAA